TTGCCATGGCTGTAAGCAAGCTAATGCTGCCAGCACCAAAACCTCAAATCGTAACTTGACATATACTAGCAATTTGTCTAGGTTGTGCTATCATTTAGGCTATGGGTCTATTTCGCAAAACTGATGCTACAACTAAAAAAACGGACATCTTAGCGCAATACGCCCCTCAACTTATTTCGACCCCTGTTTTAACTTCACTAGTGCCAGCACAGTCAATGACTCGCGAACTAGCTTTAGAAGTTCCAGCAGTTGCTCGCGCCCGTAATTTAATTTGCGCAACTATTGCTTCAATGCCTTTAGAGTTATATCGCAAGTCAACTGGTGAAGAATTAGGGAAGCCAGTGTGGTTAAATCAACCTGCAATCAATCAACCTCGATCAGTTACGATTGCTTACACAGTTGATTCGTTACTTATGTACGGCTGGTCTGTATGGATTATTAAATCTCGTTACCAAGAAGATGGCCGTCCAGCTTCATTTGAATGGATTCCGAATACTCGTGTCACACCTTATTACTCAGGTGATGGACATTTAATTGAAGGCTATTACATTGATCAGACATTTTATACTAACGATGATGTCGTAACATTTCAATCATTAAATGATGGCATTCTTACAACTGGTGCGCGAGTTTTGCGCGCTGCTCTTGATTTAGAAGTTGCAAGTTCTATTGCAGCCAGCACACCAATGCCAAGCGGATATATCTCCAACTCGGGCGCGGATCTTGATCCTAAAGAAGTGCAAGGATTATTAGCAGCCTGGAAGCAAGCACGATCAACACGATCGACTGCATATTTAACTTCTACTCTTCAATATAATCCAACATCATTCTCACCTAAAGATATGCTTTACAATGAAGCAAAACAAGACTATGCCACTCAAGTAGCAAGACTTTGCAACATTGATGCGTTTTATTTATCTGCTGATGCTAACAATAGTATGACCTATAGCAATTTGTTAGATTCTAGAAAACAATTTGTTTCTCTAACTTTGCAGCCTTTTATTTCTGCCATTGAGGACAGGCTCTCCATGAATGATGTGACCGCTGCAGGAAACGAAATTCGCTTTGATTTAGACGCATCATTCTTGCGTGCTAATCCACTTGATGAATTATTAGTGATCGAGAAGCTTCTAGCCCTTGGTCTTATTGATCAAAATCAAGCAATGGAAATGACAGACCTAACACCTAATGGAAGCAATGGTATGAGCTAATGACAAATCAAATCATAACCTTTTCAGCAGACTTAACTGCTAACTTAGAAGAACGCACTATCTCTGGCAAGATCGTGCCAATGGGAACAGGCGAAATTGGAAACACATCGGCCGGCCGAGTTGTATTTGAAAACAATTCAATTCAACTTCCAGAAGATCCAAAGAAAATAAAGTTACTAAATCAACACAACATTAAAGATCCTCGTGGTCGTGCAACATTATTTAATGTAGTACCTAACGATGGCATTTATGCTAGCTTCGCTGTTTCAAAAAGCGAAAAAGGAACACAAAGTTTGATCATGGCTGAAGAAGGTCTAGTAAGTGGACTTTCAGTAGGCGTTGAAGTGATCACAGCAAAGAATAAGGGCGGCGTTATGTATGTATCGGCCGCTAAATTATTCGAAGTCAGTTTGGTCACTGAAAGCGCCTTTAAGTCGGCGATGGTGACTGATATAGCGGCGGCGGAAGAAGAACTTCCAGAAGTCGTAGAAGAAACCCTACCAACAGAAAGCGAGACAGCTGTGGAGAACACTCCAGAGACAGTTGCAGCACCAGTAGAGGCAGCAGCGGTTGAAGCTGCTCGTCCAACTGTTGCAGTAACAAGTGTGCGCGAGCGCACTGCCCCAATTACATCTGCACAATATCTAGGCGCATCAATCAAGGCTGCTATGGGTGATAATGATTCACGCCGCATCGTAGAAGCTGCCGATGATTCGACTTCTACAAATACTGGCCTAACTTTGCCAGCACATTTAACAAATTTCATTACAACAACATTCTCAGGCCGTCCAGCATTTGATGCTGTAACACGCGCTGGAACTGTTCCACAACTTAGCTTCACAATTCCTAAGATGGGTACAGCACCAACATCAGCAGCAGTTGCTGAAGGTGGCGCACCATCTGAAACAGGAATGACTTCAACTTATGACACAATCACAGCATCAAAGTATTCTTCAATTAACCGCGTTTCATTTGAACTTCTTGATTTTTCAAATCCTGCATTCGAAACTTTGCTTCTCAATGAAATGAGAAAAGGCTACGAGAAGGCAACAGATGCAGCATTAATTGCAGCATTTACATCTTCAGGTGTTCAAGCAACTGGCGTGGCAGCAACAGCAGCTGGTCTGCAATCATTTATTGCAACAGAATCAGCAGCAGCCTACAAGGGCACTGGTGGAGATTATGCTCGCAAGTTAGTAGCCTCGACTGACCAATGGGCGGCAATCCAAGGATACGCCGATACCACTGGACGCGCGCTGTATTCAGCACAGAACGCAACTTACAATGCTTCAGGTAATGCTTCAGGTTCAAGCATTGTTGGAAATGTTCTAGGCACAGACCTAGTAATCGATCACAACATCACAACTTCAGGAATTATTGATGAGTCAGCATTCCTAGTTGCACCAGATTCTGTTTATGTTTGGGAATCCCCAACTACAAATCTTCGCGTTAATGTTTTAACAACAGGCGAAGTTGAAATCAATATGTACGCATATTTGGCAATTTATGTTGCCAAGGCTGGAGCTGGTGTACGCCGCTTCAACTTCACAGCGTAGTAGTACCTTAAGTCGCTAAGAGGGGGCATAGCCCTTGCCCCCTCTTGGTCTTTAGAAAGGATCGCACATGGCACTTACAACAGTCGCAGAACTCCGAAGCACACTCGGAGTAGGCACATTGTATCCAGACGCGACCTTGCAAAGTGTCGCAGATGCAGCAGATTCAGTTCTTATTCCAATGCTTTGGGCTCCCAAGTGGTTTGCCGTAGCGCATAGCAGCATCGTAGGTGAAGGCACTTTATACTTTGACATTCCAGTAAAAGAGATTTTCTATGTTGGACAGACTGTAACCATTTCCAATTCTGGTACAAAGTTCAACGGCTCTAAAACAATTTTAAGCGTTGGCGAATACACAATTTCAGTAACCACAACTCACACAGTTATTCAGCCTGAGCACCCGATTGAACCTTTTGGCACAGTAGCATCAGAAACTTATACCGACTGGACTCTTGATGAAGCAGTCCAGAATGCCGCTTTGATGATAGCTGTTGAGATCTGGCAAGCAAGAACCAGCACTTTGACTGGTTCTAACTCCGTAGATTTCCAGCCGTCCCCGTACAGAATGTCCAGCCAATTACTGGCAAAAGTACGGGGATTGATTTCTCATGCACTAGATCCTAGAAGTCTTATAGGCTAATGCCATCATCAGTAACAACACTTCGAACTACACTAGCAACTGCGTTAGTTGATGATTCTCTTTGGAGCACATTCGCGTTTCCGCCCCCAGTTGTTCTCGCAAATTCAGTTATTGTAAGCCCAGACGATCCGTATCTCGCCCCGAGCAATAACTCGCGCAACACAGTAAGCGCACTGGCTAACTTTCGGCTGGTCATAACTGTGCCCCTTTTCGATAACGAGGGCAATTTGAATTCCATCGAAACTAATGTGGTTCGAGTGTTTAATTTACTCGCTGCTAGTTCTTTGACTTATAATGTAGGCAGTATATCTGCCCCAAGCGTTCTCAATGCTGCATCAGGTGATCTGCTCAGCTGCGAGATGTCCGTATCAATCCTAACAAGTTGGAGTTAATATGTCAGACCTAACACCAGAGGATCTAGCCTTCTTGAAGAAGATTGGTCAGATCACCGATGCACCAAAGCCAGTAACTAACAAGAAGGAAGAGGAATAATCATGGCAATTTTTCTAAATAACAAGGTCGGTTTTAAGGTTGCCACTATCAATCTTTCAGACCATGTCACTGCATTCACACTTAATCGTCAGTCAGATCTCATTGAGGTAAGTGCGATGGGAGATACCGCCCACAAGTTCGTTACTGGGCTCTCAGCTGACACCATTACAGTTTCGTTCTTAAACGACACAGCAGCAGCAAATGTTCTAGCAACCCTTCAGGCTGCTTACGGCACAACTGTTGCATGGGCTGCAGTTCAAGATTCTTCAGCTGCTATCTCAGCAACCAACTTACTTTATTCGGGTACTCTGATTGTCGATAACATTACCGACATTAACGGCGCTGTCGCTGATGAAGGCATGATGGATCTTACATTCACTTGTAACAGCAAGACAGCAACTGCTTCAACTGGTACTTGGGCATAATCTAACTACTAAAGAAAAGGGCTAAAGAATGGC